CGCATAAATCTATCTATCTTCATATCCACTCCTAAACTAGAACAGTCACTATACTCCTAGTAAATCAATATGTCAACAACTATTTTAATAGGGGGGTATTTATCCGACTTTTTATTTCTTGCTTTTAATTTTTAAGTATGTTAATATGCCTTTACGTTAAATTAAGGAGACAAATATGACGTACCAAGAAGCAGTATCACATTTTAAAACTAAATACCAAATGGCTAAAGCATTAGGCTTAACAAGACAGGCTGTGCAACATTGGTCTAAAAATTTAGACAAGCCAATTCCAGAGTTGCGTGCATATCAGATTAAAGATATTCTTGCTAAACAAGGAGAAAGCAATGCGAATAAAGAATTGGGATAAGTTTAATTACTACAATACATCTAATCCAAAATACAGGAAAGAGATGACATGGTTTAAAATTTATGGTAGAGATGTTTTAAATAATTTAGATTGGTTTAAACTAACTTCAGATCAAAAAGCAACAATTTTTGAGCTATGGTGTTTAGCTAGTCAAGATGAAGGTAATCTTCCTAGTGTAGATATTATAGCATTTAGGTTGCGTAAAGAAGAGTCCTATATAATCAACATGTTAGAAGTTTTATCTGATTGGCTTTGTGATGGTTCTGCCCAAAGTGCGGAAGACGGGCAGACGAGTTCCGCCACAGATAAGATAAGAGAAGATAAAATAATATCTATTGTGCGATTTGAAGATTTTTGGAAAGAGTATCCAGTCAATAGAAAAGTAGGTAAAAAACCATGTATGGATAAATGGGCTAACAAGAAGTTGGATAGCATTGCAGATAAAATTATTACTCATGTGAAAGCAATGAAACAATCTAAACAATGGAAAGATGGATTCAATCCAGCACCATTAACTTACATTAATCAAGAACGATGGGAAGACGGAATTGAAAAAGTCAGAAGTCAATGGGATGGTGTTAAATGAATATAGGTGACGCATTAGAGAAGTTGACGGTCAATAAGGAAATTATAAATGAATATTACAAGGGTGAAAATAACAATGCAGAATTTCTCGTTAAGAGTACGGATGTTTTTACTGAAGATGTCGTTAAATATTTTAATTCTGAAATACACAGTGGCAAATCGTTGGGCTTTATTAAAACGGAAGATGACTTCAAGATAAGACCTGCTGAATTAACTGTATTGACAGGAGTGTCAGGACATGGTAAATCAATGTTCTTGTCTCAAGTTATTTTGTCGCTAATGAAACAACAAACAAAATGTTTAATTGCATCACTAGAGATGAGACCTGTGCTTACTATTGCTCGTATGGTTCAGCAAACATTAAAGTCATCAGAACCTACAGATGATTTTATTATTAAGTTTTGTGAACGTGCAAAAGATAAATTATATTTGTACGATCAAACAGGTTCAACATCTAGTGAAGACATGATAGCAACATTGTATTGGGGTAAGCATGTTCTAGGTGTAGAAGTGTTTGTGATTGACTCTCTTATGAAAATGTCAGATATTTCTGAAGACAATTACGAGAGACAAAAAATTTTTATAGACAGACTTGCTACTTGTTGTAGAGACCTTCAAGTCCACATTTTTTTAGTCGCACATACAAGAAAAATGGCAGACGAACATGAAGTGCCAGATGCTACTCACATTTTAGGCTCGAGTCATATTCGCAATTTGTGCGATAACATCCTCTGTGTGTTCCGCAACAAGAAGAAGGAATATGATATTGAAACAGGTGATAAGACAGCAGAAGAGTTAAAAGGACTACCAGATTGCATGGTGTATTTACAGAAGCAACGTAACTATCCTGTGGAAGGCAAGTGGGGATTTTGGTTTGATAAAAAAGGTTTAAGTTATAAGGAGCGACCATGACCATAAATGATTTTATAAAGAATTGCAAAGAACTGTTCGGTGATGATATAATATACAAAGCGACATCTAAAGACGGTGTAACTTTTAAATCTAAAGGATGGAGAGATAGTTATGATTCGGTTCGTTTTAACGAAATACAACCTAGAGAATTTCTTGGAAAAGATTAAGACGTTAGACTTATCTAAACGATGGAGAGTTAATGTGTCAGAAGAAAAGGCAGTAAGAAGTTTAGAGCAGAATGAAAGATTGTGGTCGCTATATGGGTCAGTTGCTAATTACATTGGTGAAGACCCTAGCACTGTTCACGATTTAATGGGATATAAATTTTTACGTTACCAAACTGAAATAGCTGGTAACCCTGTGGAGTTAGTTAAGTCTACTACAAAACTCTCTACTCACGAGATGGCTCGGTATCAAGAGTCAATAGAGCAATGGGCGAGTCAACTGGGCTGGAGTTGGGAACTATGAGGCAACCAATTATTGATGGCATAGTTATAATTTGCATTGTATGGTTTATTGGTGGTGTTGCTAAACTCATTAGGTATTTTTATGAATTATCGTAGCAAGAAATTGTTAGAAGCGGTTCGTGAGTTTCCATGTGCTATGTGTGGCAAGCAAGATGGAACAGTTTGTGCAGGTCATTCTAATCAACAGCGTGATGGTAAAGGCACAGGCATCAAGGCTCATGATTACAGAATCGCTAGTCTTTGCTATCAATGTCATGATATGATAGACAACAACAAAGAGTTAGATAAGCATGAACGAGTTGAAGCATGGGAGTCTGCTCATCGTAAAACTGTGGGTTGGTTATTTGATAAAGGAGTAATTAAAATTGGGTAAAGGTTCTGGCAGAAGACCATTGTTAATCTCTGAACAAGAAGCAGAAGACAATTGGAATAAAATATTTAAAAAAAATTACGAATACGAATTAAACAAATCTACTGGTGAAGTAGAAAAGCGTTTTATAGACGGAATATCTAAACCTAACGAAAGTCAATTTGATGGCGACAAGCCCAACGCAGTTAAGCCTTAAGAAATTACGAGCAGAGGGATACCTTGTATCCATTACAGAAAAATTTAATCACTTCTGTAAAATTAGACAGGATATGTGGGGTTGGTGTGATCTACTTGCCATAAAAGAAGATGAAGTGTTAGCAGTTCAAACTACAAGCTATACAAACATTTCTGCAAGAGTTAAAAAAATTGGTGATAGTGATACTATAGGAATAGTAAGAAAAGCTAACATAAAAGTGAACGTGCATGGGTGGCATAAAGTTGGCAGTCGTTGGGAATGTAAAGTGGTTGATGTTTCGTGAAACAATATTTTGATTATTGTTTTAAATATGGTAAAGATGCAGAAAAAAGATTTTCAGATAAATATTTAACTGATATTAATTACCCTACAAAAAATCAAGACATTTACGAACATTGGGATATATCTGGTAAATTAAATCATATAGACAATAACATTTATAAATTTGATATTAAAAGTTCTGGTAAGTTAAAATATTCAACAGATAAAATCATAATGGATTCTGTATGGGTAGAAGGTACTAACATATCTGGCAAGTCTGGATGGATTAAAGGTCAAGCAGATTATATAGTTTTTGAAAGAGAAAAAACTTGGTTTGTTATAGACAGAAAAGAATTGTTAGATTTGACAATGCAAAAACTCCAAGCGAACAATTTTAAAAAGGGCAAAGGAATATATTTAATTCATACAAGAGATGGAAGAAAAGATAAAGTCACTCAAGTGTTATTTGAAGACATGAAAACAGTTAATAAATATTACGAACTAAATAAATGAGACCACATCAAAGACAATACGAAGTACATGGTAAGTCAGTTAATCTAGAAAAGTTTAGAATACATATTCTAGATGCCATTGAGAATGACGCATTAACTATTCCACAAATAGCAGTTGCATTAAAGACAGATGCCAGAAGATTGATGGGTGTATTGTATAACATGCACGCAGCAGGTTTAGTCAATGTCAATAAGCAGAATAGATTTCTTATATTCTCAAAAGTTAAAGTACCAATGCTACAAGACATATATCATCCTATGCCAGACTTTAGCGATAGGATTAAAAGTATTTATATTAACTCAAGCGAGGAATAAATGCACATAGATAGACTTAAACAGATACTTGATGACTGGGCTAGATGGATGCACGCACCTAGCAATAAACTAGGTTATCCAAGCAAGTCATTAGGTATGATTAGTGGCGGGGAGTCTACTAGCGATGCTTTTGAAGACATGTTGTCAGAAATGGATATGACCAATGTCAGAACCATTGATGCGATTATAAGCAGTCTACCAAGAGACCAAAAAGATGCGGTGTATTCTAGATACCTAAAGACTTCTAAATACGATGACTATGAATACCAATTAGGGCTTGCCTTTGATAACATGCTATCTATGGCTTCTAGGCGTATTGTCGCTTGACAGGATAATAGATTTTGTGCTATAATTCGGCTGTTGGGATAGTCTCGCCCATCATTTCCGTAGTAGTTTCAAGCCCTTGTAAATAAAGGGCTTTTTTTTTGGATAAAATATGAAGAAACCAACAACAAAAGCAGGTAAAGCTGCAAAAGTTAAAAAAGTAATGTCAGAATTTGGTAAAGGTGAACTAAATATTGGTAAATCACCTAAAAAAGTAACCTCTCAAAAGCAAGCTGTCGCTATTGCCTTATCAATGAGCAACCAGAAAAAAGGCAAAAAGAAATAACAAAAGTTTTGATTGAAATGTGGAAAAGTTAGGTGAAAAATCTAATTTCTAAAATAAATTTCATTTAAAAGTTATAGGTTTCAATCCTGCATAGATTTGTGGTATTGCGAATAAGAATCATTCTCATTTAAGATTTTGGGTATAACTAGCCTGTGAAGCTGTGACAGTTTTTTAAAAATAGTCTTTTCTTTAGGCAATAAAAGCCCCTTGTAATTAAATACAATTAAAAAAAGCCCCCTATAGAGGCTATACAGCCATTATTTATTGATTCATAGGTTGACCCCTATAAAAAGAAAAAGAGGCTTAAAGCCCCTTTTTAGATGATTCTATGATGTATTTGACCGCCTTTTTTGTTGGCACGAATAAAAACGTTTTATTTATTAGCCTTTGATCGTTGAATTTGATTAAATCATTAATAAACATGGCTAAATCCATGTTATTAAATTGTTTAATAGTCTTTTCTTTCATGTTTAGAACGTACATATAAAAACTCCCTATTTAGATTGTAGATATTCGATAAAAAGCTCTTCTACGATGCCATAAGCCTCGTTTTCAGTCATTGGCTCATAATCTTCAGCTTCAAAGATTAAGGCATCATTCGCCCATACTTTGAGACTGTTAGCTTCTTGATCGAATGAATAATTGAATTTATTCATAATTAACCTTTCGTTAAAATGGCTAAAATTAGCCCTAAAAAGCCCTAAATTAAGGCTTTTTAAGATAACTCTAGAATGACAGTAACAGCAATAGCCAACAATAAAAGCTGATAAAGCCTAAAAGTAATAAAATAAAATGCTTTAATAAATTAGTCATAATTAACCCCTAATTAAATGGTGAATTGGCTCACCGTATTGATTAAATAAATAATTGTTAATTTCGCAATGCTCCGAAATGTCATCTTCTGAACCCTCTGAAAAATAACGATAGTAAAAAAATTGGTTTTCATGCTGAACTTCTACAGGGTCTGAATCTAGCCAATGAATAACCCTGTCTTTTGCTTCTTTGTTTAGTTCTTTAAATTGAAATGCTTCAATAGTGACATTTTTCATTATTAACCCCTTAATTTAAATGTAATTGATTAGCGATGTTTAGAATTTCGCTGTACGGTATTTGATGACAGCCAACCGTTAAGATGTCATTTTCAAATCTATTAACGGCATAATTGCCTAAATGGATTGAATGATTGCTTTTAACGTATGATGTGCCTTTTTCATGCCATGCCTTAATTAAGCCCCAAAATTTAATAGCATGTTCTAGAGGTATTTTAGCTCCTCTAGATGTCTCAATCACATCATCTTTAATTCTTAAAGCTGTTATTTCAAAATGATTACGAATATCTAGACCCTTTCGCCAATTTGCAAGGGCTTCCGCTTGCTGTTTGATTCTTTCAGCTCTACGGATTTTCTCAAGGGCTTTGGCTTCTTTATCAGCTTTAATGGCTGATTCGGTCAAATGATCTATATTTGGCAATTCGTACTTGAGATTGAATAACAAGGCATAACGTTCTAAATTATCAAATATAAATAAGGCTTGATTAATAAGATGGTCTTTATACTTTTTAGACCTTGAAGACTTCACAAGGTATTCGCTTGCTTTATTCATATTAGGATTAAAGACAAGCTCTTCAAAGTCTCTTTGATTAAATATTAAAGATTTTAAGTTATATTTACTAATATCTAAATAAATACGGTTTAAATAATGGCTTGTTGCTTGTTGCATTAAACCTTGATGCGTTGATGTGGTGTTACTATAGGAAGCGGTATTATAGATTACTGTGTCATTGTTTACTATTTGACCTATAGCTGTTGCATAACTGTAGAGAATATCATGTTCACAGTTTACAGAATTCGACCTTTTCCATACTGTTGAATCATCATTATTAGCCCATACATGGATTAATTCTCTATTGCTTGAATATTTAGTTTTCATAGTTAAGTTACCTTTCGTTAATGTTAATGTCTACTCTGTCTGATAATTCGTCTACAGAGTCTATAGTTAAAGAGTGTATTTCATTGTTTAAATAGCTGTAAACCTCTTTGGATAGATCACAGTTCTTTAAGATGTCTATTAATTCATAAACTTTCATAGATAAGCCCTTTTATAGTTTATAAAGTATTTCGGTTAATGCTTCTCTTTCCGAATTAGTACGCTGAATAGCTGAAACCTTGTCTTCTGTATCTTCTATGGAGTGTATGTTCTTATCCATTCTAGACAGTCTTTCGTTAATGATAAGTTCTAGCCATTCTTTTTGTATGGTTGATAGGTACATAATAAGCCTTTCATAGTTAAGTTAATTTTACGTTTAATAAGTATATCGGAGTTATAAAAAGGATTCACTATATTTTGTCACCTGTGACTATATAAGATAATTCCCTTTTAAAGTTAGTCACTATATCGCATAAAGCGTCTACAGCTTGCATATCTTGCCTTTGGTCAGCTTTATCTATTAAAGCGTTAATAGTCTCTATTAAGTCTAGATAAGCGTTAACTGTAGCTCTATTGATGTCTTTCATGGGTTAAGCTCCTTTCGCTTGAAATACTAAATACCAATATTTGCGGTTATTTGAATAAACGTCTTGAATCATTCTTAAGTCATCAATATTAATTGGGGCTGACTTATAGATCATATTGCTTTTACTGTCATACACCTGAATTGAATACATAATGAAGCTCCTTATAGTTAGTAAATAAAAGTTTACAGGTGAATTATCGTTTAAAAGATTTAAGGCTGTCAACATCTAAATGACATAAAGAATTAAACCCCTAGCAATAACCATGCCAACCTATAGACTAAATAGTAAATAAATATATATACACCAAAAGGAATATGTGGTAATGAATTCAATTGATAATGAGAATCATTCTCATCTAGATAACGTACAGGCTGACACTATGCCCGAAGCTCTCAAGGGTAATGACATAGATGCCAATGCTATAGACAAGGTACAGGCTGACATCATACAGGCTGACAGCGTAGAACCTCTAGAGACAAGCAAGGACAAGGGAGGAAGACCCCCGCACCTTCCAGATGCGACCACCCGAAATAAAGTTTTTATGTTATCGTCAGTAGGAACACGCCATGAAGATATTGCCACAGTACTAGGCATTAGTGCAGATACCTTGACTAAATATTACCACGATGAATTAGCTAAAGGTCGTATTGAGGCTAACGCATCTGTAGCAGAGACGCTATTCAAGCAAGCTAAAGAAGGCAACACGACTGCTATGATCTTCTGGTTGAAGTCTCGTGCCAAGTGGAAAGAAACATCACAACATGAGATTAGTGGCAATCCAGATGGAACACCTGTTAATGTGCAAATTGTCACAGGAATAGAATAAGAAAGACCCCCCCACCCCTTTTTTTTAAAACGCCAGTACCCAAATTTTTTATAGGATATTATTATGGGCTTATTAGAGTATTTAGACGCAATGAGAAAATCATCACCATCAGCAACAGGTGTTGGTCAGCTTTCAGAAGCTGAAGCTGCAAGATTAAAACAGCTTATGATGCAACAACAAATGGATGAATTATCCAGAGTAAGACAAATGACTGACGTTTATGGCATGGGTCAAATGACTCAAAACGAAGGCAATGCTATGGTCAACGCTATGAGACAAATAAACCCTATGGGTAACACAATGCAAAATATTCCAGCTAACGTAGGCGGTATGTCTGCACGCAATACACAGCCACCTATGGACTTAAACACACTTTTAAGAATGATTGGTTATAGATAATGAAAGGTCTATACGCTAACATCCACGCTAAACGTAAACGTATCGCAGAAGGTTCTGGCGAGAAGATGCGTAAAGTAGGATCTAAAGGTGCACCTACAGCAAAACAATTTAAACAAGCAGCTAAAACAACCAAGAAAGGGAAGTAATCATGCCAATGGTCGGAAAAAAGAAATTTGCTTACACAGAAAAAGGTAAGAAAGAAGCTAAAGAATACGCAAAGAAAACAGGTAAGAAAACTAAAATTACTGCTGAAAATTACGACAAAGAATATGGCAAGATTTATCGCAAGGCTATTAAAAAGAAATGATTAAGAAGGGCAAAGAAACATTCTCTGGCTATAACAAGCCAAAACGCACACCTAGCCATCCTACTAAATCACACGCTGTATTAGCTAAAGATGGTACGCAAGAGAAACTTATACGCTTTGGACAAAAGGGTGTAAGTGGTGACAAAACAGATACAGCAAGAGCCAAGTCTTTTAAAGCTAGGCACGCTAAAAACATAGCAAAAGGAAAGATGTCTGCCGCATATTGGGCTAACAAAGTAAAGTGGTAATTTATTAACTAGGAGGCGATGACCCTATATGGAGTCGCAAAAAACTTTAGATACTGGGTATAGACCACGAGTCCCCCAAAAACTGATACACCAAGCTGTAAAAGACAATCGTTTTGTGGTAGTAGTAGCACACAGACGTATGGGTAAAACTGTATCAGCTATTAACCAACTTATACATAGTGCCCTTACCTGCACAAAGAAAGAGCCTAGATACGCATATGTAGCTCCTACATATAACCAATCTAAACGTATCGCATGGGACTATCTTGTAAACTACACACGACCTTTAGGTGCAAAAGTAAACATTGCAGAACTTCGTGTAGACTTCATGGGTAGACGTATCTCACTTTATGGTGCAGATAACCCAGACTCACTTCGAGGTATTTATCTTGATGGTGCAGTTATAGATGAAGTAGGCAATATAAATCCATCTGTCTTCAGCGACATTATCCGACCTGCGTTGACAGACCGACTAGGTTTCTGCGTTGCTATGGGTACGCCCAAAGGCAACAATCACTTTAGAGGGTTAAGAGATCGTGCGGCTGAAGGTCAAGGATGGAAGCTATTAGAGTTTAAGTCTTCTGATACTAAACTATTAAACGAACAAGAATTAACAGCAGCCCGTCTTGAAATGGGTGAAGATAAGTTTATGCAGGAGTTTGAGTGCAATTTTAACTCTCCTGTAGAAGGCTCTTACTATTCTAAACTTATAAACGAAATAGAAGAAAAAGCACACATAACGGAAATACCTCGTGATGATTTGTGTCGTAACTACACAGCATGGGACTTAGGTATGTCTGACTCTACAGCTATCTGGGTAGCCCAACTTACAGGCAAAGAAATAAGACTTATTGACTATATGGAAAATCATGGTCAAGGATTAGATTACTATGTGTCATGGCTTAAAGACAATGACTATGGTCACTTTACACATATACTACCGCATGACGTAGAAGTAAGAGAATTAGGTACAGGCAAATCTCGTAGGGAGACTTTAGAAGATGCTGGTCTTAATATTGTGACTGCTCCTCGCCTTAATGTTGCTGACGGTATACAAGCAGTTAGACGAATAATTCCTAGATGCTGGTTTGACCCAAAAGCAAAACAAGGTCTAGATGCACTACGAAACTATCGTAGGCACTATGATGAAAAAAGAGCTGTATTTCATGATAGACCATTGCATGATTGGTCATCACACGCTGCTGACGCATTTAGATACCTTGCTACAGGATTAGACGATAGCCCCGCCGAAGAGTGGAATAAACCGATTAACGTAAATACTAAATGGATAGTTTAATGGATATTAACAAATTAAAAAGTATTATTGAGTCTGAAATTGATGATTCTATAGGCTATGTTGAAACAGACACGGTTGCAGAACGTCAAGAAGCACTTGAATACTATCTTCGTGAACCATATGGCAACGAAGTAGAAGGCAAATCACAAATTGTTACTGGTGAGGTAGCAGAAGTTGTAGATGGAGCATTGCCACAACTTATTCGTGTATTTACATCTACAGACGGTGTAGTGGAATTTCAGCCTACAAACAATGGTGACGAACCTTTTGCACAACAAGCTACAGAGTATTGTAATTGGGTATTCTACAGACAAAACGATGGCTTTTTAATTCTACATAATTGGTTTAAAGACGCACTTCTACAAAAAACTGGTATCGTAAAAGCATACTGGGATGAGAAGGTAGACGTTACAAAAGAAAAATACGAAGAGCTCAATGATGATGAGTTAATGATGCTCATGCAGGATGAAGAGCTAGAAATTATAGAACAAGAAACAGAAGAAGAAATAGATGAAATTACTGACCCGATGACTGGTCAAGTTTTTCAAAATATTAAACGTGAACACGAAGTTAAAGTAAAACGCACTAAAAAAGAAGGAAAAGTGGTCGTAGAAAACGTTCCACCAGAAGAATTCTTAATTTCTAAGCGTGCAAGAACCATTCAAGATTCACCATTTGTAGCACATCGTAGAATGATGACTCGTTCAGAGCTAGTTGCTATGGGTTTTGATAAGAGTGTAGTAGATTCACTAGAATCTGGAGACACTTTAGAGTTTAGTCCCGACAGAATTGCTCGTTATTCTCGTGGTGAACAACCAAATTCTATGGGATCGCAAGATCAATCTATGGAAGTGGTGGAAGTTTATGAATGTTACATTAAAGTTGACTACAATAATGACGGTATTGCTGAATTAAGACGTGTTGTATACGCTTCTAATGAAGTTTTAGAAGATGAAGAATGTGATTATATCCCATTCCACTCACTTTGCCCAATTCCAATCCCACATAAATTCTACGGACAGTCTTTAGCTGATCGTGCACTTGATTTACAACTTATTAAATCAACTGTTTTACGTCAAATGCTAGATAACCTATACTTAACTAACAATTATCGTGTTGGTGCAGTAGAAGGACAAGTAAATCTTGATGACTTATTGACATCTACAGCTGGTGGTGTAGTTAGATTGAAAAATCCTAACGCATTAGTGCCTTTAACTGTAGCATCTACAACACAAGGCTCATTCCCAATGCTTGAATATCTAGATGGCGTACAATCTAGACGAACAGGTGTTTCTGATTCACAAAATGGCATAGACCCTAATGTATTACAAAACGTAACAGCTGCTGCTGTGTCAGCAATGTCACAAGCAAGTGCAGGAAAGCTCGAATTAATAGCCCGTATCTTTGCAGAAACAGGCGTTAAATCGCTTTTCAAAGGAATCCTTACCCTACTATGCAAATACGAAGATAAAGAGAAATTAGTGCGTTTAAATGGCAAGTATGTATCATTTAATCCTCGTGAGTGGAATAACCAATACAATGTATCTATTAACGTAGGTTTAGGAACTGGAACTCGTCAAGAGCAATTAACTACAATGCAAATGATCTTGCAAAAACAAGAACAAATCATTCAAACATATGGTTTATCTAACCCATTAGTGAACTTAATGCAATATCGCAACACATTGGCGAAGTTTATTAATATGGCTGGATTTAAAGATGCTACTCAATTTATGAATGAGATCACTCCAGAACAAAATGAACAACTTTCACAACCACAACCAGAGAAACCAGATGCAAATGTACAAGCTACAGAGCTTCTAGTTCAAGTTGAACGTGAGAAAGCACAATTAAAAGCACAAACTGATGCTGCTAAACTAGATCTAGAGCGTGAACAAATGCAACTAGAAAATGCAAGAAAAGCATTAGAGCTTCAACAACAAGAGTTAAAACAAAATACAGAGTTAGCCCTTAAACAGCTTAAGATTGAATCTGATGCTGCAAATCAAGCTGAAAAAAATAGAGGCGAACAAACTAAAACAGTTATAGACTCTTTAGAAAAAATCAATAACATGACACAAGGTATGAATAATGTCCAATAAGGTAGACGCTATTACTGGCATACTTAATGATGAACATTTTCAATCTGTAATTAAAGAGCTGCAACAAAATCAATTACAAACCATCATGTACTCAAATCAAAATGAGTCTGATGTTAGAGAGCAAGCCTACCAACGATTGGCTTGTTATAACGAACTCATGTCTTACTTGGAATCAATTGCTAAAACTAGCGACATTAAAAGTAAAGCATGGAAAATATTTTAGAAATTTCTAAAATGGGTTACCTCCCCTAGAGGATTATAGGAAATAAAAATGAGTGAAACAACCATGACTCCAGAAGATTCTGGAAGTGGCACGCTTACTGTAGGTCAAGCAGCCAATGCTTTTGAAGGT